TTCTTATTTGCGTCTATACAGCCTGCGTATACATTCTCTATGCCGAGAACATCAGCAAGCATATCGGCTGTTTCAAGTAACGTCATACGCCTGTTCTCCTCTTGAAATCATATATAAACGCATCACGGGCAAGGTCTTTCTTTTCCCCACTTACATAAGGTTCAAGCCACCCTGCCCCTGCGTTTGCGTTCTTGCCCTGCTGGAAGTGATATTCAGGGTGATAATACAGCCGCCTTGCCTGAGGAGAACCGGTGACTATAGTTGCTCCATTCTGAGTTGTTGCAACGAAAGTCTGATTGTTCTGCATATCGCCCGTGTCAAACGGCATTGTCTGTGAGCTTACAAGGTCGGTATGTACCTGTTCCATTGCTACCTCAGCACTTTTTAACGCCGCTGCTTCCAGATTTGCTATTGCAGCCTTATCGAGCTTTACGGTTACTTTTATCACTATATCAGCTCCAGTCTTGTGTAATTTACCGTCCCGTCGGGGTTTTTAGCCTTTTCCGAGCCGTATATCTTGTACTCTCTGCCGCCTATCTCCACAGCTCCGTCAACTATCGGGTTGTCCGGGGCAATATCCCCGCAGAAAAGAGCCTCGCCAGACAGCGTTATAAGCTGTTTTTCTGCGGATAATTTCTGCCGTGCTTTCTCGCTATGGAAGCACTTACCCTCAAATATGACTGTCCGTTTCTTTGAGCCGTCACGGTTAAGTCCGTCTGTACGATACACGGTACAAGGCGTTGTACAAACCCTTTCGGGTACAAGTTTCGGATATTTCATTATAACCCCCTGTAGCAAAGCCCCGTCTGCAACAACGTGTTATAAACCTGCCGTGTTGTAGTGACACCGCAGTAATTTATAACCTTCGAGCTGTCAAAGGACATTGACACACCGCTGATACTATAGGAGCTGAGCGGACTGTCAAGCAGCTCGGCATTGTCAAAAACAAATGCTGTCTGCTGTGACAGCGCCAGCCTTACCTTATCCTGCTGAAACGCTGTCAGATTATTAAATCCTATAGCCGTTATGCGGTTGAAGGTCAGTGTGTCGATGTCGCTCTCCGCCCTGCTTTCAAGAGCGTTGTACTGCTGTTCGGTTATCGTACTGTCTGGGCATAAGGTCTGAAATTCCGCAAAAGTGAGGTACATTAAGCCTCACCCTTTTTTGTCTTTGCCGCCCTTACCTGAGCAAGCTCATCACGGAGCTTTGCTATCTCCGCCTGAGCCTTTTCATATTCGGCATACGGCACGGTAGCCTGCGGAGAGTGCTCCACAGCCCCGTTATCGCCGATTATGTCATACCCCTGTGCAAGATATGACTTCTTCTCGGCTTCCGTGATAGTATACTGCTTGTTTGCCTTTACTGCTACCATAGTTACCTCCTTAGTATGTTACGACTATAGCCTTTGCGTTGCCGGGAGCGGTATTGAATGTTATCACGCCCGATGACTTGTCATAGCTGCAGTCTGTTGTCGCTGTACCGTCCACAGTTACGCCGATGAGCTTTTCGGGCTTGTCGGTCACTGTGAATGCAGTTGTCGAGCCGTTACCTGTGAATGTCTGCGTCAGAGCAGATACATTCATGATACAGCCGTCAACAAACAGGTGATCTATCGCAAATGTACCGTTGTACTTGCGGTTCTGGTACAGATAATTGTCTGCTGTTCTGCTGTCAGAGCCGGGAGCAAACAAATGTATATATGCATACTTATCTCTTGACACCTGGCATTCGGGGTCAATGAGAATGTAGTTTATCTGCTTTGCGCCGACACCGGGCTTACAGCCGTCCGTGAAATCGTACACGGTCTTGAAACGGGCTGAGGGAACTGTAACGATATTGCCTATATCGTCAACGGAATGGATACGTCTGTCGATACCGCCGCCGCTCTTGATGTCGAGCGTTCTCTGAATACCCTCTGCGTTCTTGAGTATCGTCTTATAGTCTGCGGTGACATAGAGTATCATTCTGTCAAGAGGCACGCCCTTATCTTCAAGTGTCTTGAGGTTCTCGTCAAAGTCCTTGAGGACATTCTCAATCGTGAGCTTGTCGTGCTTTATCGTTGCACCTACTCTTACAGCCTCTGCATACAGCTTTGAGAATGTATAGCTGTCGTGTTCGGGGATTGCCTGCGTCCTGTCGAAACGGCTCTGAATGTTCGCCAGTGATACAACGGTATCGGTTTCGTCAAAGTCCATAGGATCTACTACGAACTCGATAGAACGGTCGTGATCGAGCGTCTTTGTTTCGTAGTTGTTCTCGTATGTACCCTGAGGGAAGCCGAGCGATGCTCTTGTGTGGTCCTTATAGCCGGATACCGACAGAGTGGGTATCTTGATTGTTTTTCCGCCTCTGAGCTGAATATCGGAATTTGAGTGATAGAGAGCGTCGGCCTTTGATTCCTGACCGTAAAGCTCTCTGAGCTGATTGGTATACTGTTCAGCATAGTTGATTGTGTTTGACATTTTTACACCTTACCTTTCTTACTTCTTTTTCTTGATACCGAATGCGTTATCAAGTCTGCTGTTGTCGGGCTTTTCATCCTTGTCGGAGCTGCCTGCACCGACCTTGAAGCCGCCCTGCTTCTTGCTGTCGCCCACGTCAGCCTTCATATCGGGATATTTCTTGACTACCGCCGACAGCGCCGAGTTGATGTTTTCGCTTTTGCCGGACTTGACATAGCTTTCGGCAATAGCCACAGCATCGTCCATACAATCGGGCTTTACACCGAGCGACATTGCGGCTATCTGTGTTTTCAGCCTTAAAATCTCCTCGTCCTTTGCATCGGGAACGGCGGGAGCTTCGGGGGCAGGCTCAGGTTCGGGCTTATCCGCCTTTTCTTCGGGCTTATCGTCCTTCTTGTCCTCTGCCTTGCTCTCATCGGGCTTGTCTGCCGTGCCGTTATCGTCCGTCTGCTTGTTTTCGGCGGGCTTTTCTTCGGGCTTGGGCTCGTCCTTCTGCTCCGCTGCGGGAGCGAGCTTATTCTCCTCTTCGGGAGTTTTCTTTTCGGGTTCCATTGCTTTTCCTCGCTTTCTTGAATTTTTTGTATGAAAAAAGCACCCGGTAAGGTGCTTCATTCCGATATATTACCAACAGGTTCATAGGTTTTTTCAAAAATATCGGGCTTGCAGGGGTACTGTTCGCCGTTTACTCCTGTTATGATGTAATCACCCACAGAGGCTTTCATATCACCCTCAAGCGTGTGTATTATCATTTCCTTGTCTGTCTGATATGCTTCGATAACAACAGGCTTCTTGCGGTATTTCCTTGTAGTCATAGCAACCACCTCTTACAATTCAATGCACTCGATAGCCGCTCTTA